GTTTAGGCGTCATTTGCTATACATTTGAGCGTTTCCTGCACGTTTGACGTGGCAACAGGGAGGAAACATGGCGCTTACACACAGGGCGATGGCCAAGGCCATCGGCATTACTCCAGGCCAAGTCTGCAAACTAGCCAAGAAGGGAATGCCGTTGGACTCGGCCGAGGCCGCCGCGGCTTGGCGTCAGCGTCACATCGGGTCCAGCGCCACCAGATCCGCAGCTAGTGCTCCGGCTGCTGCGGCTGAAGACAGTGAAGCCAAGCACGTCGAGGAGCTGGCCGACCTTCCCTTTGAACAGATCACCAATACCGACAACTGCCGGGACGCATTGCAGGAGAGCAGGGACGCCAGACGTTTTGCGTGGAAGAAGGTTAAGGATCTCGACATGGGCGGCCAGCTCGAGGACAGCCGCAAATGGTTGCAGACTCATCAGCAAATGCTGCTTCGGCAGGGTAACCTTGAAGAACAGTTCCGAAACCTGATTGAGCGAGACGGCGAGACAATCTCCTACCGTGACGCTGAGGCCCGCTACCGCAACTTCCTCAACGACATCCGAGTCATCTGCATGGCCATGCCTTCGTCTTTGGCCGCCAAGGTCAACCCGACGGACCCAACCCATGCCCAGAAAATCATTGAAGAGTGGAGGAACGATGTCCTGTTTAAGACTCTCAGGGCAAAGGGCGGAGAGGCATGATCGACCAGCTCGTCGCCTCGATGCGGGACGTGTTCAGCCCGCCGGATGTTCGCCAACCGTGGGAGTGGGCAGAGGACGAGATCGTCTTGTCCCGCCGGCAGACTGAAAGCATCGGCCCGTATTCGACCCTGCTCACGCCATACGTCAGGGAACCGCTTGAGTGTTTCAGTGATCCAAGGGTTACGGACCTCGCGCTCTGCTTTGGGTCTCAGACCAGCAAGACCACGATCCTGATGGTCGGCGCTGCCTGGCGAATGTCGAACGATCCGGCGCCGACGATCTGGGTGATGCCAACGGAGCACCTATGCCGCAGCTTCAGTGAGAACCGATGGCAACCAATGGTGGAGGACTGCTCTGTCCTTCGCTCTCTGAAGCCGCAAAACCCGCATCGCTTCAAAGCCCTAGAGCAACAATTCCGCGACGCCACCCTGACATTCATTGGCTCCAACTCACCTGCCAACCTAGCCAGCCGCCCGGCGGGACTGCTCATCATGGACGAGACGGACAAGTTCGCCGCGGCCACCGAGCGCGAGTCGTCGGCCGTCGCCCTGGCTGAGAATCGAACCAAGAGCTACACCAACGCCCTGCGCGTGAAAGCCAGCACGCCCACTGTGCCTGACGGTGAGATCTGGTCGGCATTTATAGCCGGCGACCAGCGGTATTACTTCGTGCCGTGCCCGCACTGCGGCGAGAAGCAACGCCTTGAGTTTACGCAAGTGCGCTGGGACAAGGACGCCAAGATCGACAACAAGTGGAACGAGGACGCGGTGCGGCGCTCTGCTCACTACGAATGCATCGGATGCCAGGGAAAGATCACCGACGGATACAAGACGCGGATGCTCCGCGAGGGCGAGTGGAGGGCCACAAACCCAGCGGCATCTTCTGGCCGTCGCAGCTACCACCTCAACAGTCTCTATGCGCCGTGGCGCTCATGCGGCTTTGGCGAACTGGCCGTCAAGTTCCTGCAAGCCAAGGACACGCCGGCCGACCTGCAAGACTTCAACAACTCGACGCTCTCCATCCCATACGCTCCCATTGATGTGAACGTGAAGGAAGAGAAGGTGCGAGACTGCCGAGATCCGCACTGCGCCTGGCAACAAGTGCCAGACAACGCCAGCGGAGACAGCTTGGCCTTCCTGTTCCTTGGAGCAGATCCAGGGCAGCACCAGACGCACTGGGTGGTGTCGGCCGTCAGCACGACAGGCGAGATCACGCCTATTGACGCAGGGACGGTTCTCTCTCCAGAGGATCTTGTGAATTTCGTCCAGCCAGACAACCCTGCACGGCTCACATACAAGGACGCGGCCGGCAACGAATACAACGTCAACCGCGGGCTGGTGGACTCCGGCTACCTTACCGAGCGCGTCTACAACGTCTGCTACTCGACGGCTCCGGTGCTGTGGCCGAGCAAGGGAAGTGATGCCGCTTTCGGCAAAGATCCGGTGCGATATACCCGTTTGCAATATCCGGCTGGGCTTGGCCTCTATACATACATCGACAACGACATCAAGACGGAGTTCTACGACTGGCGCATCAATCGCCGTCGTGCTCCGCTCTTTCGCCTGCCGATGGACGCACCCGAGGCGCTGATGACTGGGCTGAGCGGCCAGCAACTCATCACCAAGAAAACCGCAGGCGGAACATCGCAACAATGGAAGAAGCTACCGAATGACCACTACGGCGACTGCGTGAAGTTGGCCTATGTCGGCTGGCAAATTCTGAAGGATAATTTCAACCTTCAGGATGAGGGGCAACCTTTGACAGACACGCAAGAGCAATGACCTCCGAGATCGCTGGCATCAGAAAATACTTAAAGCGCACCAAGTCTCTAGCTTCGCTTCAGACGATGGCCGACGAGCTGTATGTCCTAGCGGACTCGGAGGTCGTCATTACTTCCACCGGCTTCGAGGGCGGCAGCGCCAGCGGGCAGGCCCGCACCTACTCCAAGGCCGAGATCCTCAACGTGGTCGAGGACTTGATCAACGAGCTTTCGCCACCGGCCGAAGCCCAGCAAGTGAGCGGCGCTGGAATGGTCTACTCCGACTGGTCAGGCGTCTACGCCCGCCTCTAGTCTTTGACACTTCGGCCCGTGCGTGGCCGAAATCAAAGGGAAATCAAATCGCGGCGGCGCTCGTCCAGGCGCTGGTCGTCCGCGGAAAGAAGTAGCGCAGAACCTAGCCTACGAGGCCGCCGAGCTTTACCAGCCCGGGCGCACGCTTCTCTACCTTCCGTCCACCGAGCCGCGCTCCGAGTTCGGGGCGATGACCCGCGTTCAGATAATGAAAAAGGCGCGCTGGCTCTACAACAACGTGGGCTTGGCGGCCCGTGCCGTGGACGGTGTGGCGCGCTATGTCGTCGGCACCGGAATCATCCCGCAAGCCAGAACCACAGACGGCGAGTGGAACAAGCGCACCGAGGCGTTGTTTGAGGACGCCTGCGGCCGCGAGGCGTTTGGCTTCGATGTCGCCGGGCAGTTCAATTTCTACGAGGCGCAATCGGCCATCGTCCGACACGTTGCCATTGACGGCGATTTTTTCGGCCAGCTCATGCGCTCCAACAGTGGCCGCGCCATGATGCGGTTCATGGGAGGAGAGAAAGTCGGCAACGCAGGGCTGTCTCCGCTTCCGCAGGACGAATGGCACGACGGCGTGCGAACGGACCAATACGGCAAGCCGACCCAGTTTCGAGTCCTGACAAACGTAGACGGCAAGAGCTTCACCGACGTTTCGTCCGACGACATGCTCCATTTCCGTCGGCCCGTGCGCGTCGGCTACACACGCAGCCCGAGCTGGCTGTCGAGGGCGGCGCTGCACCTGCACGACATGGCGGACATCATCGCCTTTACCAAGCAGACTTTCAAACTGGCCAGCCAGCCAGCCTTCATTATTGAAAGCCCGGACGCCGGGCAGATCGGCATGGGCGCCGCGCTCAAGCGCGTGGACGGTGTGGCCGGTGGGTCGGTGACGCTCGACAAACTCTACGCTTCGAGCGGCGTCGTTCAGCTTCCGCCTGGCAGCAAACTGCAGCAGTTCAAAAACGAGCACCCTGGGGCCAACTTCCAGTCGTTCCTTGACTACCTCGCCCGCGACATATCGTGGGGCATCGGCCTTTCGCCAGAGATGCTGTGGAGTATTGCCGGAATTGGCGGAGCCAATACCCGCTACGTCTTGGCCGACGCTCAAGTGTTTTTCAACGAATTGCAAGAGTGGCTGATCAACGGTTTCTGCCGTCGCTTCTACAAGTTCTGGGTGTGGCATGAGATCCAAGCCGGCCGCCTGCCCATGATTGAGGATTGGTGGCGTGTGGATTTCATCCCGCCAGCCCGAGTCACTGTAGACTTTGGCCGCGATACGGCGGCCCTGCTCAACATTGTCCGCTCCGGATCGATGTCGCCGCGGCGCTTTGCGGAGATGCACGGCATGGACGAGGAGACAGAGGAGGACAGCGCCATCGCTACCGCTCTACGCCGGAAGGAG